TAGCGAAGAACCCTTACGTTTTCTCAGTTATCAAAACATTATGCGATGAAGCAACTTCTGTAGGCTGGGAGATAAAAACCAAAGAGGAGTTCGCAATTGAAGATGGAAAAGAGAAAGACGAGAAGATTAATGGAAAAGAAAACGACGACGAGGTAGATGGCGCGCAGAATGAAAACGATATAGGAGAGGCAGTAGATTATACAGATGATATTAAGCGAGTAACTCAATTTTTCAATAACCCAAACGGGAACGAGGAATCTTTCAATCATTTACTAAGACAAGTAGTCACTGATATTTGTGAAGTTGACTCTGGAGTATTTATCAAAGTGTTCAATCGTGAGGGAGAGTTCAAACAACTATTCGCAAGAGATGGTTCTCTTTTCCTAAAGAACCCAGATATTTATGGATACATAGGCGACAGACGAGATTTTGTCGCGCCACTTCCAGACGGATTCTCCGGAGTAGCTATGGACGTAGGAGGAACCCCAACTGTAACCCAACAGCAAATTATGAAACAATATGCATTACTCTACAAGGAAGACGCAGCTTATTTCCAGTACGGATGGACCGCCGGTTCTATGCCGGTACCATTCGGTAAACGAGAGGTATGTTATATTATGCAGAACCCTAGAGGAGATTCTATTTATGGGAGGTCACCAATAGAAGTCTTAATGAATACTATCTTGAACTTAATCTACGGGATAGACTTCAATCTGGATTACTACACAAACAATAATATGCCGAGCGGAGCTATTCAGTTATTGGGAGCCCAACAAGCACAGATAAAACAATTCAGAGAAAACTTCGATAACAACTTTAGATTCACAGATGAGTTTGATAAGCCTCGTAAAAAGTTCTTCAAATTCCCAATCTCTAGCAGTGAAGTAAAGTTTACACCTTTCCAATTGAACGCGCAAGAGATGGATATACTTGCACAACAACAATGGTTTACTAAAGTTCTATGGATGGCATTCGGAGTAAACGCAGACGAGATGGGATTCACAGAATCATCTAACCGAGCCGTAGGAGAAGAACAAATCAAGACCTTCAAACGAAAAGCTATCAAACCACTACTAGATGTTATCGCCTATCATATTAATACTCAGATTATGCCGGAGTTTTTCGCAAAGAAAGTATCCGGAGAAGTAGGAGAGTTGCCAAAGTTCGGAGAAGTACCAATTGAATTTACTTTCGATATGTATGATATTGAGGAAGATATGAAGGACCTAACAAAATTCAAGATGGAAATAGATATGGGATTGAAGACTCCAGAGATGGTAGCTAAAGAAAGAGGAATTAATCTAGACGAGCTAGAAGAATCCAAAGCTAAGCAGATGGATAAACAAAAGGACCTATTCGACCAAGGCTTAGATAAAGACGGAAAACCAATTCCGGTAGCTGAAGAATCCCCCGAACCAAAGGAGAATGTCGCTGAGAAACCTTCTGACGAGGAGAAAAAACCCAAGAAGGATGATAAAATCAAGGAGAAAGCTATGAGTCCTCTAAGTGATATTGATAACCATATTAATGCGCTGGGTGATGAAATAGTTAAAAGATTGGAGAGTCTAAACGATGAAGAATTCAAATACACTAATTGAACTCGAAGTCAAGGGCTTAATCGAAATTCTAACAACTCAAGTCAAAGAGATTTTTTCTATTGAATCGTTTAGGGGTAAAATCCAAGACGAACTTAAATCTGAATACAATAAAGGAATCGAAGCAACTGATAATGAAATCAAACCGGAAGTGAATATAGTCCCAACGAATCCTCAGAGACAACTAGAAGCGCTTTTCAATTACGTTGAGCAGAATATGCAAGAACACGTTGACTCGGTAGGAGATAGATTAAGACAAGAACTACAAAGAGGATTACTAAACAAAGAAAACAAGAAACAAATAATCGCAAGAATCAAACGAGTATTTAGAGATGATAAAAATGTTTTGAATAAGTTAAAGATGGTGATTCGAACCGAAACTAATCGGGCTAATAACACCGGAAGATTAGAAGCAGCGGACCAAGCAGCCGAGTCCGGAATAAAATTAAAAAAGTGGTTAGATGTAGCGCCGTATCAAGAAGGAGTAAGCAGCGGATTTTGCGCGACCGCCGGAGGACACAATTCTAAGACAAGCGCTATGGGAAAATACGGAACACCCGAACAAGCCATCGCACTAGATAAGAACTTCATAGTCAAAGATAAAAATAAAACAGTAAGGGCGCTAAATCCTCCGTTCCATCCATCGTGCCGTACCATCCTCCGAACTGTCAGACAGGAAGATATAAAAAGGGGTAAGTCTTGAGTATGGTATGTATAAAGGAAAATGTTCGAATTGCAATATCGATTATGATAGAAAGACTAAACCAAATAAAATTAATTTTTGCGGAGCTAGTTGTTCTAATAAATGGCAATATAAAAATGGGATTAGAGATGCTAAAGCCATCACAAAAAAAGCAAATCAAACACTTCGAGAAAGAGGACAGTATACAAGAGATAACACCTACCTCAAAGGAGCAAACAATCATAGTTGGGTCGGAGGAAGAAATATTACAAACAAAGGATATGTCAGAATTAGAAAAAACAACACTTATGTTCTTGAACACAGATATGTATGGGAACAAGCAAATGGAGAAATTCCAGAAGGATTCCAACTTCATCATAAAGATAGAAACAAACAAAATAACAAATTATCCAACCTTCAACTTTTATCTAACTCCGACCATCAAAAACTTCACCCACAGCCAAGAGATACTTCAACAGGTAAATTTACAGAGAGGTAGTCTATGCTCGTCGAAGTAAACTTCCAAACGTTTCAATCTCTATTTATGAAGAACCTTATTTTTGTTAAGGAGAACGAAACTAGTTGGGAACTCTGGACCGACACTGGATTATATAATATTGTTTGTAGTGTTGAGAAGGGTGAGGACCAAGTAGAGAATATTATAATGCTTGTAGGGCTCTCGGATGTAAAGCAGAACGATGTTATGATAATTCCGTAGTAATCCCAAAAAGAACCGGATATGTTTACAAATGTCCTAATTGCGAGGTAGAAAGAATAAGGAGAGGAAAGCTAAGAAAAAGTCGAGCTTGTGGAGATTGTTGCAATAAATATAATAACAGTAAATATTCGAAAGATTATGAGTTGTTATTCGTGCGTAAAGAATAGTTCGATGGTTTTATAAGTTATTTATTGCTTAATTGCATATGGAAGCAATTGCTCAATTAGAAAGTGAACTGTCTAATCAATCTGAATACCAATTCTGTACGGACCGGCTTGCTTATTCAATCGAACTAAAGGATAATCAAAAGACTCCGTTTATTACTGGATACATCTCAGTACCCGAGATAGACCTCTACAACGACTTAATCACTCCGGCTGCGCTAAAGTCTATGTTAGCTCAAATTATGGCTAAGACTATTACTCTTGATTATGAACACGAAGCTTGGAGAGATGACAATACGATTCTACCGGTAGGCAAGATAGTCGAAGCAAAGGTTGACGATAGAGGACTCTGGGTAAAAGCAGAGCTAAATAGGTCCTCACCTAAATTCAAAGACTTATGGGGTTCTATCAAAGGAGGATTCATCACTGCATTCTCAATCGCATTCAAACCTCTGAAGGTTATGCAAAAAACAATCGGTAACGCTACAGTGCAATTGATTGAAGATTTGAAATTGTTAAACGTAGCATTAACCGGAAGTCCGGTAAATGAAGGCGCGGTAATGACGGGACATTCTATGAAAAGTGTAATGATGAAAGCGATTGAAGATACGAAAGAAGAAAAAATCTTAGTTAGCAAATCAGTTATAACTAAATTAATGGAGGAAAAAAGTATGGAAGAAGAAACAAAAACGCCAGAAGCACCAGTTGAAGAAGTAAAGGTTGAAGAACCAGTAGAACCTGTTGTTGAGGCAGCTCCAGTTGAGGAATCCGAAGCAGCTCCAGAAGTTGTAGAAGAAGCAAAGGCTGAAGTAGAAACGAAAGCTGAACTAGAGCTAAAAGCTATCTGTGAAGATTTGACTAAGAAAGTTGAAGCACAGGCAGTAGAATTGAAAGCAATCAAAGAACAACCAGTTTTCAAGAGTACATTATCAGATAATAAACCAGAGTTAAAGTCGACCGATAAAGTCGAAATGCTTAACTTAATCTGATAAGCAATTAATTTATTTTTTTTTGCAGAAGAAGGAGATGACACTCCACAAAGTCAAACTAACTAAATAAAAATGGAGGAAAAATAATATGGAAAATGGAAATTACGCAGTGAGTTTTTTGGACACGCCAAATCATACTGTCTATTCAAACCCTATGGGTGTGATGATGAGAGGTCAAAGTTATGGTGGTTCAACGACTCTAGACGCAATCAAAGAGAAACTTAGCGGAGTTGCTATGAAAGCCTTATCAACCACAGCAGGTGGTCCTGGTACAGCCGGATACGCAATGGTCCCTATTTTCGTAGACCCAAGGGTAGTTGATACGACTCGAAAGTATACTCCTTTTGTAGAGTTAGTCCCAAGAGTTACTAACCAAGGTATGTACGCTGATTACAATCAGATTACAGCTAAGGGCGGAGCAGTTACAGCATTAGAAGATGCAGCTCTGAGTGAAACTAATACTACTTACGATAGGCAGTCTACAGCAATCAAATTCTTATACGCAGTTGGTAGAGTCACAGGACCAGCAATTGCAGCTATGCCAAGTTGGATGTTGGGAGGACTAAGCCCAAGTGGTGGAGCAACTGGTTCATTCAATGATGCTAGTGCGACAAACGCAAAGCAGATGGAAGTTCTAGTAAAGACTCGAGAGCTACGAGAAAAGGAAGAAAGTTTATTGATTAACGGTGACGCAAGTACAACAGCATCAGAATTCTCAGGAATTGTGAAGTTGATGGGAGCTACGAATACTGTTGATAAGAATACTTCAGCTTTGACTCTTGATGATATTACAACTGCGATACAATACGCATTCGATGATGGTGGTAGACCTAATTTGGCAATCTGTGCTTCTAGTGTCTATTCAGACTTACTAGGATTACTAACTGCAAAGGTTGGTTATTTACAGCCAACACAAGAGGTATTCTGGGGATTCAGTACAATCGTTCTTAATACGATGGTTGGACAAGTACCAGTTATCCCGAGTATGTATTTATCAAACACAACAGCTGAGAAGGCAATTTACTTCTTAGATATGAGTGTAGTTGAAATGCGAGTACTACAAGATATTACTTACCAAGACTTAGCTAAAACTAACGATTCGGAAAAGTTTATGTTGAAGGTGTACGAAACATTCTTGATTAAGAACACAGCGTTCTGCTCAAGTATCACAGAGATAAGCGCATAATTGACTATTTGAAGTCCGGCATCTATCTGCCGAGTTGATAGGCGTGTAGTTCACGATACGAACCTCATAGTTATGGGGTAACACCCAAATGAAGAAGGATGGTTTTAAAAACTCTCCTTTATTTATAACTATATGGAAGATAAGGAGAAGCGAAGAATATGGAGAAAGAGATGGAGAGATAAAAATAAAGAAAGAATCTCTGAATATAATAGAGCATATAATAAAGCTCGAGAGAAAAAACCAAGTAAAAAAAGAACAAAAGAACAAAATGAAAAATATAAAAAATACCAACGAGAATATCATAGTGAATACCAAAAAGGTAGAGGAAGGGAGAAATACTTACTTAGAAGTCGAGCACAAGTCTATTTCAGAGATAAAATTATTTCAGAAAGAAAGAAATGTGAGGAGTGTGGGAGTATGAACAACTTAGAGTTACACCATAAAAATTATGAGGAGAACACGATGTCAAACATTAAGTTGTTGTGTCGTTCTTGTCATAAGGTGGAACACTCTGGACGGAGTATAACACGATTAAATTAACGGAGAAGAACCCAAATGACAACAAACACAAATGTTACGGCAGGACGAGTAGCTGAACTTGGTGGTGCATCCAACTCTGGATTAAAACTAGGTTTTGTAGATAGTGGAACTTTCGGAGCACAGAATGATACTTGGACAGTTAAAAATGCTAAAGAAGTGATATGGTGTACTTGCACAGTAGACGCAGATGGAGTGGCTAACCCAGCAACTATCTCAGGTAATGTAATTACCTTGACAGGTACTACAGCAACAGCAACATCTGGTTTCATAATCTTCAAATAAAGGAGTAAAAAATGGGAGCACTAACAAAACTAGAAAGTTTCGATGAAATACCAGCTTTGAGTCTAAAGAGAGTATTATTCACTTTGGCAAACACGACTGACGCAGCTGATACCTTTGCTATTACTTTAGCAGATTACGGAATTTCAGCGACAGGTCTATTGGCAGTGAACAGCTGGGTACATACCGCAGATGGTAGTATCATTACTGTTGAAGCAAATACGACAAGCGTAACAACTGGAACTTTGGTTGTAACAATCGCAGCTGGAACTGATAATGATTTTCGAGTAATCGAAATAGTTGGAAAAGCAGTTGCAGGAGTATTCGCATAATGGGAGCATTAACCAAATTAGATAGCTGGGACGAAATCCCTGCATTAAGTCTAAAGCGTGTAATGTTTACATTGGCTAACACAGCCGACGCAGGTGACACATTCGAGATTACTTTGGCAGATTACGGAATTTCAGCGACAGGTTTACTAGCAGTAAGTGGCTGGGTACATACTACAGATGGTAGTATTGTAGTAACAGCAGCTAACACAACCGCAGTAAGCTCTGGAGTATTGACTGTAACCCTAGTAACCGCAACTACAGATGAATTCAATGTAATTGAGATAATCGGTAGAAGTGACGCAGGCGAATTTGCATAAACCAATATAGATGGTTATATAACCATATTTTTTTTATTATTATTAGGTTCGGGAGAACTAAAATCCAAAAAACAAAATGGCACACATATTGGTACTAGCAGAAGGATTCTCCGAACATATTGAGAAATTTGAAAAAGCATTCAATGGGAAAGTTTACGCTGACGGAAAGTGCAAACTAAGAGTAAGAGAATTAAAACTCTACAATCTAGGATTCAACGAGGTAGGATATAAAGAAGTTTTATCTGATTTGAAGGGAATGACTCGATACGATACTTCTAATCCTCAAGAAGATACTTCAACGGAGCTACGTTCAAAGGTTGAGAAGTACATTAAATATTTTAGAAAGTTTTTCAAAATGCTTAAACCAATAGAGAAAGATTTAGATGAAGTGGAGATGAGTTCTTTCGTCCAAGACGAACGAAATAAGGGTAACGTGTTTATGACTAGCTTAACTCCAATAGGAATGGTTAATGATTATCGAGATAAAGATGGAGTTGAATTAGTATGATAGAAAATTATTTAAGCATCCAAGACACAATAGGCTTAGCCTGCGGAATAGGGATTCTGATTAAGGCAGTCCAAATATTATATTTTGACAAACTAAACGAGAGAGGAGGAAAATAAATGGCACTAAAAACAACAAGTATGAGCGATAAACCGAAAGAGGAAGATGAGAAAAAAGACTTTGAATTTGTAAAAAATGAGAAGGGACAATTAGCTGTAAGAAAGATTCGAAAAATTAAGGTAGAAACAATCACAGAAAAAGAAGAATTTAAACCAGTAAAAGTTCAAACTAAAAAATTTACAAGAGGTAAGAAGTAATGGGGTATGCAACAGCGGCTGAAATAAAAGCTGCAATTAACTTCCCAACGACCGGCGCACCAGTTAGCGACGCAGATATAACAACGTTCATTGGATATGCTGAAGAAGAAATCGAAAGCATTTATCATACTAAATTTGGAAACGTAGAATCAACCAAGACCGCGTTATCCGGAACAACCACAACATTAGTAAACGCTGCGGCTTCGTATACTGATAGTGCATATATTGGATATGTTGTTTGGGTAATAGCCGGAACTAACTCCGGAGAATACCGAGAAATTTCATCTAACGATACGACAACCCTAACAGTAAGCCCAGCATTTACCGCAGCCGTAGATGACACAACTCAATTTAGAATTACTAAGTTAGGATATAAAGATGAAACAGTTGACGGGACTGGAGAAAAATATCAGTTCGTTCAATATCAACCACTCATTAAACTTAACGCTTTGACTATTGATTCAACAGACGTTACTCCTTCTTATGTTTATCAATATGAAACTGGTAGACTAACTATGAGTACCTCCGCCGAAGCAACTTACTTTGCAAATAATAATCCTCAATTGGTAGAGCTAAAATATATTTATGGAGTTTATCCTATACCTCAGATTATCAAAAGGCTTTGTATTGTGATAGCTTCGATTAGGACATTAACCGCGCAAATCGCTGGAACGTACGATGATTGGACTAGTGTGAGTTTACCTGGAGGACTTCAAGGAAATAAGGGAGAGCCTTATTTGAATATTCAAAATGCACTTAATTATCTACAAGGAGAAGCTCGAGGAATAGTTTATGGAACTAAAGCTGAGGGAGCAGTAACTGGTGATTGGAGAACTTCAACTTCTTATCGACCATTTACTCTTTTTGGATAATGAATATACCTAACACAGTAAGAAATAATCAACTCTGGAAGAACGCCGTTGCTTATGCTAAGCAAATCGGGAGCTACCGGAAGAATGATATGGATTACATTATGAGTATTTACAAGAGGCTAGGAGGGAAAGTTTAATGGTACAGAGTGCATTCTCAGTTGCTGATTTTGATTTTATATTGAAGAATTATGCTGGACGATTATTATCACATACTCCATATACTAAAACTGAATCTAATTATACCGGAGAAGAAACCATAACCGCAGGAACCGCAACTAACATACTTTGTTACGTTATGAAGACCGGACAAAATTTTGACTTCAAACAATATGGATTCATAGAGAAGGGCGATATGGTAGGACTATTCAAGATAGCCGACTCGGTAACACTCAACTCATTAATAACTGTAAATGGAGAAAAGTACAGAGTAAAGGAATCGTTTGATGTGCCAGGAACTTTCGACTCAACTGGGACTGGAACTGTATATACTTACACTGCAGCGTCGTTATTCAAGGCGGAATAGATGGTTTTATATAGAATACTTCCGGTAATTTATTATGGGTACTAGGAGAAAAAAACACGTTATACTTACTTGTGAATATTGTAAAAATAAATTTGAAGTTATACCTTCATTGAAAAATAAACGACGTTGTTGTAGTAAAATTTGTATGGGTAAATATAATTCAGTTCATAAAATAGGGAAGGCTAACCCAAATTATTCTGGAGGTACTACTGAGCAAAAAATTGGATATATTTTAATTAACACAGGACCAAATAAAAGAGAGTACGAACATAGAATTGTTATGGCAAAACATCTAGGTAGGGATTTGACAAAAGCAGAAGTAATACATCACATAGATGGTAATAAAAAGAATAATTGTGTAACAAATCTAATGTTATTCAAAAATCAATCTACACACACTAAATATCATAGTGACTTGAGGTTACTGGAATAATGAACGAAGATGAATACAAAAGACGACTCGAAGGAGTAGGTTGGGATTTAGTTATGGCGCTCCAAAAAAGACTCACTTGGGAACACGGAAGATTCAAAGGTGACCTACAATCTAGCATAGAATTTCATATTACCCCAAGCTTAGGGCTTCAGATAATTATGGAAGATTACGGAGAGTACATTGAATTCGGAACTCCTAACCCAACTACTCCAGATGAGATTTTAGACTGGGTTAACAAGAAGATAATCCCGAACCTAAAGAGGAAGCCTAAATCTCCAAAAGTCGCATTACGGATAGCTACAAGCCTTGCAGCGCATATCTCTAAGTGGGGGACAGTACCCTATAGTTTTATCAGAACTACAATGAAAGAGGATTTACCAGGAATATTAAAATCCAATGGTTTAAAATAACCAAAAAACAAAGAACTTCTAGGAAGCCTTCTAATCAACAATAACTAAAGAGATGATTAATCGTATAGCTTAATTAACCTCTTTAAATTAAATAACTTTATAAAGGCGAGAGGTCCTCAAAAGTAGATGGTTTTATATAATTAAACTGGCTAAATCACACAGGAGGAAAAATGCAAATAATAGAATTAACAGGAGTTTCTGATGCTAGTGGTGATTTGACTCTTACAGCCGGAAAGAACGGAATTGGTTATGTTGAAAAAATTGTTTATGATTGGTCGAACGGAGATACCGGAGCAGACATTGTAGTTACTAACGTTGATGGAGCAGCCACAACTGCAATTATGACAAAGGCTGATTTAGGAACAGCTGACGCAACTTACTTACCAAGAAGTCTTGGAAATAAGACAACTGATGGAAGTGCTTTCACGAATGTAGCAGAAAAGATATTCGTTACTGGCGCTATGAAAATAGTTGTAGCAAACGGAGCATCTACGAAAACATACAGATTCTTAGTAACACTAACTGACGAATAGTCAGATGGTTTTATATAGAATACTTGGGTCAAACTAGAGATACTGATAATGTTCAAGAGAACTAGGTAGTCGAATACAATGGCAATTACATTAAATCAAATCAAAAAGGAATTAGTAAACTTGTTTAGAAATTCTGATGTTATCTCAAAAACAGATAGAGGCGCGACTACTCAAACTGATACTGGAACATTTACCGCAGCGGCAACTCATACTCTAGCAACTACTCCAACAAAAGTAAAAAATATCCGTTCTGTAACTATTGGCGGAACTGCGCAAGAATGGGGGAAAGATTACACTTTAGCATTCTCAACGGGAGTTATCACTTTTACGACCGCGCAAACCGGAGCTTATACAATTTCTTATGACACCGGAACAACTGACCGAATCTTTCCAGACTATCCTCAGTCTAACCTAAAGCTAAATCAATTTCCTAGAATCGCAGTAGATATTTTATCTAGTGTATCTAATGAGTTCGGAATCGGCGCAGCTACTACTCAATCTACCTATACAGTTTCAATTATATGTTATTCTAAATCCCAAGAAGATGTAGAAGATATGATAAGCTCGGTTAAAACTACCCTAATGACAAATAAAAAATCACTTTATTACTCAGCTTTTATTACTCCAACTGATATTGGTTCTTTGTTAGTTAGTGAGTTTGGAGATAAGAAAGTCTTTCAACGAAACCAAGACGCTCAAATTAAATTCAGCTTTGACACAATATGAGAATCAAACTAAATCAAAAAGGAGGAAAAAAATAAATGGGATACATAAGCGGAGCAGAAACAGTAGCTCTATTCGCATTCGAGAATCAAACTAAGTGGGCAGGAACCGCAGCTAATCATACAGCTTCGGATGAAACCTATATGCCTTTTGGACACGGAGTTGATGTAACAGTAAGCAGAAATAATAACGCAGAAAGAATCTACGGAGTAGGAGCGAGAAACGCAACAGCTTCAATTAAGAAACAATATGATGGTAAGGCAGCTATCAGCGGAACACTATCTAACGCATATTGGTTTTTAGGAATCTTAGGCGCTAACGCAGACGGCGGAATAGCCGGAGCATATACGCACACTTACACGGAAGCAAACACAGTACCAAGCTTTTCAATTAATACGAGTATGGAGTTAGGAGCGACAGATTTTAATTCAACACTAGTAGGTTGTAAAATTGAGTCGGCAACAATAACGGCAGCCGTAGGAGAAGCGGTTAAGTTTAGTCTTGATACGAGTTACAGATATGAAACTACAAGCACAACTGCACTTGCAAACAATCCGGAAATTGAACCAGTATTCACGTTCGCACACGGAAGCATTGAACTGCCAGATACGACAGTCTTAGCAGCCGTTCAAAACGCGGAGATAGTCATAAACAATACATCCGAATCGGTCTATGGGATTGGAAGTAGATTCAAGACAGCAAATATTGGTAAGCAACGAGAATATAATCTAACATTAAATATGGCGTTTGACGACCAAGCAGCCTTATTGAATTATTTTCTTAATGGAACTAACTCAGCAACTAATCCAAGTAGCGGAAGCGGAACTGAAATTGCTACAATGAGTCTGACATTCACGAACGACGATGGAGATATTTTAGAAATGCAATATACCGGAGTAACTCTTAATGAGGAATCATTAACTCAGAACATTTCGGAATCAGTAAAAGAAAACGTGACTGGATGGGCTAGAGGTTGTACAAGTGTAATTTACACGAACGACGTTGAAGTTGCACCAGCTGCAGCAGACAATTAATATTATTTTTATTACCCTTATTTTTAGGGATAGAGAACTAAATTGGAGGAAAAAACAAAATGGAAGAAACCGAGAAAAAGCAAATACCAGAGATGAATGTTAGTGATAACAAGATTGTAGTGGATACTAAAGACATCCCCTTAATCGTTAATGGCGAGACAGTTCAAATCAAAATGCGAAAACTCCCAATCGGTGAAAAACAGGGACTAGTCAAAACGTCCGCGCAGACTAAAATGGTAGGCTCACAAGTAACCGGAACAATTGACGCAGTAGGATACCAAATCGGAGTATTAAGTAAAGTGATAATCGACGCACCATTCCCATTCGACCTAGCATCAATTCGAGAGCTAGACGAAAAGGTAGTAGATTATTTATTCACAGAATACGAAGAATGGACCGCACCTAAAAAAAAAGATTGATTAAGCAATACACTCAAGGACTCTCCTCTGACCCAGAGCTAGAAGAAGATTACCTCGACTGGTTTTTTTTAAGCCACTTCGGGAAAGGTCAAGGCTATTGGAAAGGAATCCCAGACGACAAACTCAGCACAATAATGATTTTGGAAGGGATGAAGGAACAAGAGTACTGGGATAATTGGGTAAAAATAATCAAACAAATATTCAAATAAAATGGGAAAATACAAAATAGACGTACCAGTTGGAAAAGGTAAAGATGAAGGTAGCTCTAGTTCTAGTTCTAGCTCCAATAAAGAAACAGATAAAAATAGTACCGCTATGAAATCTCTAACAAAAGCCGTAGCAGTTGGTAATGTTATTGCTGGTGCTTTGAGTGGCGCGTTATCCGGAGTTGCACAATTATTCCAACCACTAATTAGAATCCTAAGTGCTTTGTTTATTGTGATTTTTCTTCCGTTACTTCCATTGCTAATAAAACTTACTGATGCTTTAGCTGACTTAACCGCAAAGATAGCAGCCGGAGGGGGAGGAGTCAAAGGACTGGCAAAAGTAGTATCTGGAGATAGTGGAAATATGGGAAAGATACTGAAAGGTGCAGGTTTGATTATCTTGGGAGTAATAGCAGTTATAGCTTTATTTTTCGTTAGTGGGTTTGTCGCATTAGGAGCATTAATAATAGCAGCATTCTTATTATTAGCTACAGGTATAACAGTATTCTGGGATGGATTCAAAAATGTTCTTTATAGAATTTGGGAGGGTATGAAAAATTGGTGGGAAGATGTAGTAATAAGATTCAATGCTATTATCCAAGGGTTCATCGACTTCGGAGTTTGGGTAGGTAAACTAGGAGCATCTATTTGGGAATGGTTCAAGGATGGACTAAAAGATATTGCTGAATTTCATCTTTGGATATGGGACATATTCGTAGATGGGTTAAAGGGAATCGCAAACTTAGGTTCAAAAATCTGGGGAGTAATCAAATCGAGTCTTAGCGGATTAGGTAATATGGCTAGCGGTTGGTTCGGCGGAGGGAAAGCATCTGGAGGTTCAGTAAGTGCAGGAACAACTTATTTAGTTGGAGAGAACGGGCCAGAGTTATTCTCACCTGGAAGCAGTGGGAATATAACTCCAAATGGAAAGTTCGGAGGAAGTACAACAATCAACGTAAATAATCCGGTAGTTAGAAACGACCAAGACATAAGAAAGTTAACTGATATGATTAGTAAGAAACTTCAATCACAAGGAAATAGGGGGTTCAGTTCACGATGAAAGAATATGAAAAAGAATTCAAGGAAATAAAAAAAGAATTAAGTGGTTTGAAATTAATGTTAACTATAGAAATCCAAACACTCAAATCAATTTTAACAGAAATACAAAGGGGGAATAGAAAATAGCAAGTATTAAAAAAACTGGAGATAGTGCAATTGACTTAGGAGATGTTACCTCGGAAAACCAATCTAAAGATTCTGGTATATTTCAAGCTAGGATGCCAAGAACAGATTCGTCTGGAGCTAAGCTTTTGGATGTGTTTGGATGCTTTAGAACAATAACATTACAAGGAAATTACGTTGGGACATTTACAGAACAGAGGACCTTCATAACAGCTATTGAAGGGATATGTAATGGGCAACAAGAAAAATCAGAATTTTCATCTAGTTTAACTACAGATACAAAATATGTATTTATTCAAACATTTAGCTGGGAGGTAGTTGAAGCAACACCCGACAAGATAACCTACTCATTGACATTATTAGAAGGAGTCGATATTGCATCAGTAGCATAATGGTATACCTAACGAAAGTTCAAATCAATTCAATCACAATTAAGGATGATTCTTCTGGTACTGACCCCAATGTTTTATTTGAATGGGAATATGAAAGAAAGTCCGGAAGTGAGATAAGTGAGTTTACTATGGAAACTACTACTGCTGTCAATTCTTTAGTTACACTAACAGTAGGACAAACAATAGAAATCTGGGCAGGCTGGACCACTAGCACAGACAAAAAAATATTCTCTGGATATATTTCTTCGTTTTCTCCGGAAGCTGGTAAGATTAAGTTTGTTTGTAAGGATAAGATGTGGGATTTGATTCGTAATAATGTGAATAAGGTGTACGAAGAATCCGGAACACAAGCTGGAGTCATCTCCGCAATAGCAAAGGACCTAATCGAAACTTGGGGAGGTCTAACCGCAGACGTTCAAACTACCGGAAGCGCAACAGGTGAAACAATCGCAGAGTTCAGATGTACCAGCACAGATATTTGGGAAAGATTAGTAGCTTTAGCAAACGCAGTGAATTATATTATTTATTATGACGCAGTAAACGACACAGTACACTTTGAACAAGGAGGACTAACTGACTCTGGAGTAACTTTAACTGTAGGCTCTAATATCACGGCAGTACCTTCTTGGATTAACGATACTAGCCGAATGGTTAATGATTTACGAGTAGACGGCGCAGTATCAAACACACAAATAAGACTTCCTTTCCCTACTG